CATATAAAAACTTAGAACACTTGAGGGATAGATTAAATCGTATTCAGTTGCGTAGGTTAAAAACAGACGTAGTTGATTTACCACCAAAAGTGCATAAGGTAGAGTATGTTGAATTAGACGATAAATGTAACAATTTATATTATGACATACGAGAGTCTTTAATAAGTGAAATTAATGATATTTCAATACACCCAAACCCACTTGCAAGTTTAATTAGACTAAGACAAGTAACAGGTTACCCACTAATATTTGGGAATGAGTTTGGGTATGGTGCAAAACTTGAACGACTTAAAGAAATCGTTGATGAATTGCAACAACAAAATTATAAAACAATTATCTTTAGTAATTGGTCACAGGTAATTGATGGAATTGAAGAATTACTAGCTGAGTATAAAAGTGGAAAAATAACAGGAAATGTTAATGAAAACCTCCGTATGGAAGCCGTAAATCAATTTCAAAAAGGTGACAGTAACATAATTATGGGAACGATTGGTGCAATGGGTACTGGTCTAACACTTAACAAAGCCGAGTATGTCATTTTCGTTGATGAGCCTTGGACTTCCTCAAACAAGTTACAAGCTGAAGATAGAGCACACCGAATTGGTACAAAAAATACAGTAAACGTAATAACGCTTATTGCAAAATACACAATTGATGAAAAAATACATCAAATCGTTTATTCAAAAAAAGCAGTTGGTGACTATTTAGTGGATGGTATTGAAAATATAAAAGAAAAAAACCCAAAGCATTACTTACACGAATTGTTAGGGTTAGTGGGGGAATAAAATGAGAGAAATAAAGTTTAGAATATGGGACATTAAGTTAAACTGTTACGTAGATGAAAATGATTATGTGTTAGGATTAGATGATGAAGTACTAAAACTTGAACATCTTTCAACACATCAATTATCTTGCGTAACAGGAGTAAACGAAAATCAGTATATTGTTGAGCAATACACAGGATTAAAAGATAAAAACGGTGTAGAGATATATGAGGGTGATATAGTAAAGTGTTGTGATGGATTAAACGAAGATGGTATGCCATCTTGTTGGGAGGAAAACATAACTGACATAAGAATGATTATGGATGTGTGTTACCATATAGTTGAAGTAATAGGAAACATACACGAAGGAGAGAAAGAAAATGTTTAAAGTATTGTGGCAGGTAGTAATTTTTGAAAGGTGGTTACTTTTCATTATAGGAATTGCACTAGCAATGAGGTTTAAGTTGGTAGTAGTGCAGTTTGATGCTACACTTGTTGGTATCATAGTAGTAGGTATTTTATTAGTAGTAAGAATAATAGCAAAGGGGTTTTGGTTAAATGGGAACGTTGAGTAGTATATTAGGTGAGGTTAATTATAAAGACCTGACAAAAACAGAAAAAATAGTAAAAGACTTTTTTGATGCAAATGAGCAAAAAAAGAGCGCAGAGAAAAAACTTAAGGAATGTCGTGAAAAAGTTGATGAAATTTATCAGCCAGGACAAAAAGAAGATTTAAAACGAATTGGAATTGAAGTAAATTACTCGTCAAGCGAAAGTTCATACATAGATTCTGAATTACTTCTTGAAAAGGTAAAAGAACTTGGGTTAACCGATTGTGTTAAGACACGTGAATATGTAGACGAAGAACAGGTAATGCAAAAGCTATTAGATGGTGAGATAAGTCCTGATGTACTTACAAGTTGCAACAAGATTAAAGTAACAAACAAATTATTTGTAAAAAGAATTAAGTAGGTGAAATAATGAAAGTTAAAGAAATGACATTTAGTAAATCATTTAAGTTGAAAGCACCAAACTTTGGAAATCAAGGTGATATTCACTACTCGGTAACTGTACAGGTTGAAGAAAGTGATGATGTAAATGAGGTAGTTAAAGCAGGTTGGACAGATGTTGATAACAATATTATATCACAGGCAAATGAAATGATGAAGTGGTTAGGAATTGGTAAGAATGAGTAGCTTTTACGCTGTCATACCCACCAACGTACTATTCAATGTTGACCTAAAACCCAATGAAAAACTTTTATATGGTGTTTTAGTGTCACTTGCTAATGAACGTGGTGAGGTATACCAAACCAATCAAGAAATTGCTGACCTATATTTGTCACACGGTCACGATTGTAGTTCTAAAACAGTTAGTGGTTGGGTAAATAATATTATTCAAATGAAGTTATTTAGTGCAGAACTTAAAAGTAATAACACTAGAACGCTTAAAATAACACACAATCCATTATTACCCGTTAATAGACCCAATGATACCAGAACGCAAGGATATGAGTACACACAGGAAATTATGGACGTTATGGATTATTATACGGAAGTAGTTGGTAGTACACCAACGTTGAGTAAGCCGACTGTAACAAATATGATAAATCATTTTAAAAACGGAAAAAAGGTCATTGACTTTAAAAAAGTAATAGCAGTAAAAAGCGTAGACCCGTGGTTTATAGAAAACCCACAGTATATGTTGCCAACGACATTGTTTAGACCACAAAACTTTGTTAAGTATGTAAATGAATATGATATTAAACAAGGTTCAGCACAACCTCAAAGTGGTTCAAAAGATGTTGTACTAACAAATGAGGAATTTTAATGTGGTGGGAAGATTTTGCACAACCAACGTGCAAAAACTCAAAAACGTGTAAGTATGTTGGAACTGATAAGTGCTTACCAAATTGTTATTGGTATTATATAAGTAGTGCCTTATACAACGTTAGTGAAATACCAGAAACTTGGAGAAAAGAAATAAAACTTGTACCAGAAGAAGTTGATTTACAAATGTTTACTATATGTAAACAATTCGAAAATGCAGTTTTAGGACACGTTGAAAAAGGAAATGGATTGTTCATTTATAGCAATAGTGTTGGAAATGGTAAAACAAGTTGGGCAATGAAGATTTTACAAAGGTATATTCAAGAACTGTCAATGACAGGTATTAGATTTGATGGACCAAAAGCATATTATGTAAATGTTTCTGAATTATTTGAAACATTGCGTACTAATATGGAAAATAAAGAAGTAACAATAAAAATTGAAAAAGCAATCCAAGATGCAGACCTTGTCATTTTTGATGATATGGGGGTTGAAGCACCAACTACTTGGGTTAAGAATAAGTTATACAACTATATCAACTACCGTTATATGAATGGAAAGTCAATGATAGTTACAAGTAATTTATCTTTTGACCAACTAGGTGCAAAACTTGATAAAAGAATTGCAGATAGAATAGCTGAAAAGTGTAGACCTATACACTTAAGAGGTATAAGTAGAAGACATTCAGGAAGATGGTGGGAAGATGACGGAACTTCAGATAATAAATAAAATACTTCAAGAAAAAACAGTTTCAATCTTGTCAGACCACAATATATACCCACAACACTTTAGTCAAAGTTATAGAAGTGAAATTGATTTCATTTTAGAACACGTAAGAGATTACCACAAAGTTCCCGACGTTCCTACCTTTTTAAATAATTTCAATGATTTTGATATTGTTGAGGTAAATGAGCCAAATGAATACCTAGTTAATAAGTTTTCTGAAGAGCTTACGTATAGAGCACAGGTTGAGGGTGCGAGACAGTGGGGTGAGTTACTAGGTAAGGAAGATAGTACTGAAGCATTTAGGTATTTATCAAACCTAGTAGATGACGTTAGAAAAATTACAGTTAAACGAAAAATTGGTACGGACATTATAAAAGATAGAAAAAGGTTAGACCAGTACTTAGCTGCCTGTGAAGGAATATCATCAATTGGTATAACAACAGGATTAGAAGAACTTGATAACCTTGTTGGACTGTTTTTAAACAATGACCTTACAGTTATAGCAGCTCGTACAAATATGGGTAAATCATTTTTAATGAAAAAGTTAGCAGTTGGTATTTGGGAGCAGGGTAAAAAGGTTTTATTTTATTCTGGTGAAAATAGTATGATTAACAGTGGATACAGATTTGATACAATTTTAAAGAACTTCGATAATAAGGGGTTAATGTTTGGACGTAAAATACTTGGTCCAACAATGACAACACAAACATATGAAAATTACTTTGATGAGTTAGCAAAAAATGAAAATGAGTTTTTGGTATTGACGCCAGATGATTTCGGTGGAGATAGGGTTGATACCCTACACATTAAATCACTGATTGAAAAACATAAACCAGATGTAATATTTTTAGACCAATTAAGTTTGATGACCGACCACAGAGGTAAAAAACAAGATGTTGAACGATTAAAGTACTCACATATTATGGAAGACTTACGATTATGGTGTAACTACTATAATATACCAATATTTATAGCATCACAAACAAATAGAAACAGTGCAGCAGCAGAAGGTATATTTGCACCACCAGAAATTAAGGATTTATCGGAGTCAGATGCAGTAGCACATAATGCAACAAAAGTAGTAACGTTTGCTGTTAATGAAAACATACTTGAAATTGCAGTTAAGAAAAACACCAATGGTGATAAAGATGTAAGTAGTAAAATGTTATGGCACATTAATATTGGACTGTTTATGCCGTTCAGTGAACCAGAGCCTGCAAAAGTTCAAGGCGACAATGGTGGATTAGGAGATGTATTTTAATGATTATATATGAAGTTATAGGAACTGAATTTGGAACTTGGGATGTAGATGACTATGTTGGGTTGAGTGGTGGAATGTATCTGCACAAAAAAGATGCAGAAAAGAGCATTGATTACTTGAATGAGTTTGTAAAAAGGGATATTTGGACTATAAAAGAAATTGAAATTTATGAAAGTGTTCCAGCTAAGTACAATTTCGATTTACTGTCACTTAATGAAATAC